CGGGCGTTACAAGGCGAACAATCTACGCCTGGCTTGGTCAGTAACTACTGGCAGGAATCGCACTGCAGTAAATCCATCGGATCTACCGGCACGTCATAATCTGCCACACGCTCGACAGCGTCCAAGCGGGCCATTACTCGGGAACTTTGTTGTAAGTCAGCACCGAGGTGAGCAACGACATGACACCGGCAAGGGCAGCGACAGAACCAACCTGCGCCCAATCCACATTCACAATCCCCGCAGCACTCACACCGATAGTTGCGATTGCAACCTGGGCAACAGTTTTCACTGCACGCTCAGCGCTAAAAGCCCAATACTTGTTCCACTTATCCATCAGGGTTCTCCTCTTTCGATAGTTTTGTTTTGTCATCATACGCGGCCCCGAAAATGTATGAGGTGAGAATGAGGGACACTAACGCCACCCCACCTGTTACGAGGTCACCGGCTCCGAGCTTGTCCTGCCACACAGCCAGCACTGAGCTGACTATCATCCCTGCACCGATTGTGAAGGCCACGAAAATGTAGCGCCTGCGGATTGTCCACGAAGTTTTCATCGGGTCATCACCGCGATTAGGGGACTCACGATGGCGGCTAGGAAACCGAACCCACCGATGGCTTGCCACATCCGCATCTCCAGTTTACGGATTCGCGCCTCGTGATCGTCAATCTTGTCCTCCGAGTCAGGGAGGCTGTTAGCAATCTTTTCGAGCAACCGGCCCTGCCGTTGCACCTCAACATAAATATCCCGCATAGAAACCTTTACAGCGATTGCGTCAGTATCTTCAGCCATCAGATTATGCCTTCATTGAGTTGGCGCTGAAGCTCACTAATCGTTAGCCTGCCCCAGACACCATCTTGCTTGACACCAATTTTACCTTGAACGGCTCTCCGGGTTCCCGCCCCAAGGATTCCGTCATCTTTCACACCAGCCCACCGTTGAATAGCAGCGTAAGTCATGCGCCCCGGTTTCCCGTCAATCCGCCCAGGCTTCCACCCGCCCTGAGTGAGCGCAGTCTGCCACTGTGTCCAGGTGCCCTTATCCAACCGCCCAGACACCCCATTAGAAGCCACAGGAGCGCCACCAGCGAGATAAGGCACAGGGTCTACAGTATTCCCCCACCGCCGAGATTTACGCACCTCAAAATGCAGGTGAGCGCCCGTGCTTGCACCAGTCGAACCAGACTGATATATCAGCTCCCCAGCATCCACCCGTTGCCCCAGCTTCAAACCTGTGGCCCGCGCCCCGTGATAGTAGAAAGTCCAAACACTCCCATGATCGACACCCACAACATGCCCGCCACCGTTAGCGGAGTACCCGATGTGACGGACAACACCGTCACCGGCAACCGTGACAGGGAACGATCCGGCAACATCCACGCCCTGATGAAAAGCCCGCTTACCCGTTATCGGATGAACCCTCCACCCGAAAACGCTGTTCTTGTTTATACTGCGACCTGTAGGCCAGGGGTTATGAAGTTTCATTAGTTGCTCCTCCCGTGAAAGTTGAAGACAAAAACATGCCGCCCCCAAAACACATCAACGGTAAAGTGCCTGAACCTCTGAAGCAAAACACCCCACTGTCTTGTACCGCCCACCTGAGGATGGTAGTGGATGTAGTGGACTCTGCCGAACCCGAGGTTCAGGTGCCGGTCTTTTCTGCCAGTCCCGAGGTTAGCTATTTTCATCGGTGACCTCTACCCAGTCACCAGCTTGCTCATCCCAAGTGTGCACACCTTCAGCAGGGTAGGCGATAGGTGCAACCCATTGACAGGTGTCCTCATCAAGTACCCATGAAGCGTATGGGGTTGGCGGGATAAATGCATCGCGATTTTCATCGTACGTGTAACCTATCCCGGCATAGTTGTACCGGAGCGCTTTGGACTGGTCGGCGCTTGGCTCCCCATCGGTGTAGTGGATACCGCCGTGAGTGTTATACGAAGTCCGTTTACAGGTCATGCCTTTTCTGTCCCCGTAATAAGACTCCCACGAGTCCACCCCCTCGACAAAATCAGTTTCGTCACGCCCAACAATCGTATGCCTGACCGTATTTTTTAAATCTATAAAAGCATAATGAGCCATCAGGAAACACCCACCTCGTCAGAGCCTGCCGTGAAAGTCGTGATTTTGTAGCCCGTCACAGTTGCCGTCGAAGACGTAAGGCCCGCACCAATACTGAGCGTCACCCAGTCAGGATACTTTATGATAACAAGACCAGAGCCACCAGCCTGGCCCAGCGCCTCGTTAGCACCTCCCCCGCCGCCGCCGCCGCCACCTGTGTTTACTGTCCCCGCTGTAGCCGAGCGACTAGACAGCCTGCCCAAACCGCCACCGCCTTGGCCCGCCGCCCCCCCAGAGTTGTCGGAGTTTGTGCCGCCGCCGCCGCCACCAGCGTAATAAATACTTGACCCGGTAATTGAACTTTGAAGCCCATCCCCGCCACCACCAGAACTTGAACTGCTAGCGTTGCCGCCCACAAAGCCCGCACCACCTCCCCCGCCGCCGTTGTTGTCGCCCACGTTGGTGCCTTGCCCGCCGTTTTCGCCCTGACCGGAGATACCTAAACCTATACTGGTAGGCCTGTTATATTGTGACGCGCTCCCCGAACCACCATTAGTTCCGCCGCCACCGCCGCCTCCGATAGCAACCACTTCGCCAAACTGTGAAAACCCACCCGAGAAACCCCTAGCTGCACTATTAGAAGCCGACGGGCTACCACCCGCACCAACCTCAACCGCAAACGGTAAGAGTATAAGCAAGCTGCCAGCCCGCAAACCGCCCGCGCCCGCACCTGCGCCACCGGCACCGCCGCCGCCACCTCCGCCGCCGCCAACAACCAGGTATTCGACAGAGACAGTATTGCTTGCGCTTGCCTTGTTGAACTTCGCAAAGCTCCGTAAAGAACTCTGGCTCATACTTGTTACAGCCACAACAACCCCTAGACGGTTACTTCAGCACCGAAAGCATTGATGCTCAAAGCGTCAGCATCCCCAGCGCTCACCGTCATCACATCGGTAGCCAACATCGTGATACCCAAAGTCAAAGTCGTCGAATCGTTCGCGGCAACCGGTACATCATAAGCAATGTAATGCTGGTTCGAAATCGCATCACCATCCACACGGATAGCCAGGCGGAAAGTTGTTGCGCTCGCAGTCCGGTTAGCGATGATAACCGTGCTGACAACCGTTTCAGTCGAGGCAGGACAGGTGTATAAGTCCGTCAGCGAAGTCGTAGTGAGGTCAAGCTGACCAAGTGATTTATATGATGTTGCCATTATTATGCTCCCATGAGTAGAAAGTTAGTTTCAAAACCTACGCTTACGCCACCAGCAGCAACCCACGCGCTCCCAGTGTAATACTGAAGCGCATCCGTGTCCTTGAGGAAACGATGTTGCCCCTCCTGCGGTGACGCAATAGCAGAACCCGCCACAGCCTCACTCGCAAACACAGGAATCGACTGCGACATCAGAAACGTGTTCACCTGGTCGGCCGTAAGAACGTCGCCTGCGACGAACGTTTTGAATCCGGCGGGAATAGCCACAGGAAACTCCTATCAGAAAGCGAGGGCGTTAGTGTCCAGTATACCGAACACGGCGTCATCCAACACAAGGAAGTTCCAGTCAACCGACGCCACACCGACGAGCATGTCGTGCCGTGTTTGAGTGATTGTCGAATCAACCCGGATGACTTGCCCATATTGCAGGATGGGGTCGCCGATACGGTTCGGGGTGAACTTGACGAGGATGACATCTCCCAACTCCAACGCCAACACTTCTGCCTTGTTCGAGACGCTCAGAGTGTCTAGGTTGAAAATCAGCCCGTCGATACGATACTCAGGTTGACCAAACTTGCGAACCGTGAAATCTGCGATGTTATCAAGTTGTGCCGTGGTAGACAACAACGTTTCCAAGTCTTCCGATACCACACCAAACAAAGTCCGGGATGTCTGATTCACGGCGGTCACGGTGCCCGCATCCGATGTCACCGTTACCGTGTTCACAAGCAACTCTGTGCCGAAGTTTACGTTCACCCGGTCATAAGGGACACCCGACCCATCATCCGCGAACGTAGTCAACGAATCGGATGTAGGTGTGAAGTCAGCCCTCGACCGGAAAGTCAACGTCGAATCCTTAGCGATGAACAGCGCACCCTGCTCCGACCGGGAAACCTTCTGCAAATAATCTAAGGCGTTACCCTCGAACACGTCAGCACCCAACACAGAGGAACCCTCATCAATGCTGACACCGTTAGGCCACGACACAGACGCCATATCCAACACAGCCTGAACACGTTCCCCCGACGTTTGCACGGTCGCCGTCCCCGCGGTGAGGAGTTGCCGGGCAAGGAATGTTAAGTCATCGGAGGCAACAATCTCTGCAAGGCTTTGCCCCTCCGGTGTGTAAGCGAGGTTCCAGTCGTCAATGACGCCGGTGAACTGTCTCTCCCCGTCCACCGTCACACGAACCTCACGGCGAGGAATAATGTCGCCGAAGTAAGGTCCGTCTGCATATTGTGGGTCGAACGTTCTCAGCTCATTGTTCAGTTGGATTGTGAGTGACCCGGCAGAGTAACGGTCCAGGTCACGGTTCTTCCCGCGCGCCACCTGAACGTTGCGGACAAACGATGTGATGTCCTCAAACTTTGTTCCACCAAGCTCCGACGAATCCAGGACACCCTCGAAAGGGTCGTCAAGGATGAACCCACGAACAACACCTAACTCAACAACGGTCGACATTACGCCCTCGCAAACACAGGGCCAGAGGACCGTTCATAAGACCGGATAGCGTTGACCACAGCCTCGCCGAGCTGCGCACCATTCCCAGAACCCATCCCAGCATTCACGGTGATGTTGTAAGTGTTACCCACGCCACCGTTAGCACCCAACGGGATAACAGCTTCAGGGCCGGACTCACCAATCAAAGCAAACGTCGGCGCGGTAACAATGCCACCCTGAGCCATCG